GACTCTTCTGTATCTCCTGCCCTGACAACAACTTCTGTAAGGTTACAGAATTGTTTATCACGTAGGATAATCTCTGAACAAGGGTTCGTTCCGTAGCTAAGATTTGGATCTCTTCGTCCCCACTTAGAGGCTTGATTTTGTGCAGCAATTCGATTAAACATTCCTCGCTCACCTGATTTAGACTTGACCAAAGATAGCCATTCTTCCATGAAAGTCTCACTGTCAGGTGTTTCTGTGTAGGCAACGGAGTTATTTGCAAGACCTCTGTGTGGATTGTCATTATACCATGCTCCCATTTTAGCTTCACGCATTCTGCGATCAGTTAGATTAGATAAAGAGATAAGAGCAGATCGTCTGACACCACCGACAACAACGATCTGTCCTATCATACACATGATGTCATGTACTTCAATAGAAGAAAGCTTACGACTTCTAGCCTGCTTGAATGTATCTATTACAAAATCGAATAGTTGTTTCAATGGTTCAGGTCCACTTGCTCTTCCTCCAAAGGTCTTGAGTCTAGAGCCTGCAGGTCTTACTTTACTAAAGTCAAAGTTAGGTATATCACCCTCATATAAATGAGAAATAAGTTTCTTAAAGGCTTTAGCCCACCCTAACTTGCTGTCTTCTACGACTATGACATCATCACATAATTCTACTTTGTCAGGTACTGAAGGTAGTCTATTAGTTTCTTGTCTTTCACAACTAAAGCCTACACCTGTACCATTCATTAGAATATAAAGAGCTTCTGAGAAAGCTCGTTTATTATTTACTGCTAGATAACTACAGTTATATGCTGCTATGTTATCTCGTTCACATGCCTCTCCTGCTGTCATTAACAAACGCATGGATGGCATAACTTCTAGATTAAGTACTGCTGCTCGCAGCTCTTCAATCTCTTTGTTTAGTGTTGGTGTTTTTGTTTTGAGATATGTAATCAGTCTATCAACTGTTTCATTCCATGTCTCTCTTCTATTCTTTTCTGGTATATATCTTGCGTATCTTGATGAGTGTATTACTTGTTGGTATAGAGTAGGTAACTCATTGTTTATCATCGTAGTCATAAAAATCAAACCCTTCTTTAGTATCATCTATTAATTCTCGGAGATCATCTTGATGCTCCTCGACCTTATCTACAAACTTATTAACTATTTCCTCTGATGTAATACCTAGTACTTCTAATAGAGTAACTTCGTCAACATAGTAAAGCTCTTCAAGTAACTCTGAAAACGTCAGTGCCATTATTTCTTCTCCACCTGTTTAGTCTCTTCAGTTTTCTTTTTAAAGATCCTATCATAGTTATCTTCATACTTTTTAGTATTAGCTTTAGAATTAAATTTAGGCTGTTCAAAATTGGTCATGATATAGTTCCTTTAATAATTCTAGATAGTGTATTGCTTTATCTAAATCTTCCATTCCGTTTTTATTTCTCCATCTACATACGTATTTAATTACATTACCTTCTAAGTATCCTATGTTATTAGCATGGATAAACTCAACTGGCTGTATGTTAAATTCTTTGTAGTGAGAACCACTTACTTGTTTTTTACTAGCTTGTACCATTAGTATATCACCTTTTCTTCTTTTTGTCAACCCCATATTTCATATTTACGTAATTTAAGGAGACTGCCATCTCATCAAATGAGCCATTGTTAACCTCATGTAATACGTAAAACCCTCGCCAATGTTGATTACCCTGATGATTTAGATAGTCTTCATTGTGTTCATAACAACTACCTGCTATGATAGCTGTTATTTCAGAGCCATCTGCTTTCCTTGCATAGGCAATTTGTCTACCTTGTTGGTGTCCTGCAAAGCATGACATGTGTTTTTTGTTGAGTAAAGCAGTAGCTGATGTAACTGGTCTGCCCATAACACCAGATGCAAAGTAGTGAGAGTAAGCAATCCCATCAACCACAACCACGTCAAGATAATCATAAACTTCCCAACCATACTGTTCATAGTTTAAATCCTTTATACTAATTAAATCTTCTAGTTTACGATCATACTCTACTGCACGTGTTATACGATCTTCGTGATTACCTAGAGTAAGTATCATTCTAGGTTTGTATTGTTTCTTTTTAATCTTAGCTTGTCTATCTTGCAGCTTACGGATAGGACCTAGTAAAGCATCCATACCTTTATGTACTGCATTGACATCTGCTTTGTATGTTCTACCTTCAAATGATTTTTTACCTACATCATAGGAAGATAGACTAGGCATGTCAGCAAAGTCACCTATACAGACTATAACCTCAGGCTGTTTCTCTGCTATATACTTACCTATGTTTTCTAAATACTTAATTGATTGTCCAGGCTTTACCTGACAATCTGGTATAACTAAATGTTTCATTGTAACGTACTCCCTTCATCCATATCTTCTACAAATGCAAATTCAGAATCAGAACTTGTAACCTTAATAACACCTTGCCTCATTAACTCTTGTATAGCAAAGTCCATTAAAAATTCTGCTTCTTCAGGTGACACTGTAAAGTCAAAGTCATAAGAACCATCTTTATTTTTTTTTAAATTTTTTATAATCATCTATCCAATTACTCCTATAATCTAGCCATAAGAAACCATTCTTCTCTGCCCACTCAGCGTAGGTAGTCTTACTACGTTTAGTTATCTTATTGTTTGCATTCATAAACAAAAAGATAATAGTAATATGAGGATTAGATTCTTTAAACCATACCATCTTTTGTCGTGTAGCTAAGTCTAGTTTACCCTTAGCTTCTATGTATATATTACGAGCCATCTTAAAGTCTGGTATATACTTTCGATATATCTCTGGCTGTATATAGTTATGTTTATCAGGCTCGTATTGTACAGATTTGTAATGCTTACGAAGCTCTTTCCATACTTCAGCTTCGAACTTACTCTTAAATGTTGGCATACCTTTCCTTGTATTTTAGTCTATCATTACGAAGGATCCATAAGCAACTAGCATTCATAAGAAATTCATCTTCATTACTATAAGCACTACGTACTATTTGTAACATTTCTTTTTCTGATTGAGCAGGTTCAAGTAAGACTTTTGCTTTCTTCTCACCCAAGCCTTCAATGCCTTTAATATTGTCACTGCGATCACCTTTAATACACTGTTCATAAAATAGACGAAGACCTTCTAGTTCTGTTTGTTCAAGAAAAGTATCAGGTCTTGTCCATCCTTTACCATTAATTTCCCAAGAGAAGTGTCGACCCGGTATCTGTAATAAATCTTTATCTAAGCTACAGATGATTGTGTCTTTAGTCTGATTGATACCTAACATATCATCAGCCTCTAGTCCTTCATCTGCTACCTCAGCATTCAGCTTAGTAACACTCCACTCTCTAAGATCTTCTAAGTGTTTAGGTTTAGGAGCTGTTCTATTTGCTTTATACTCAGGATAGATTTGCTTTCTAAAGTTATTAGTTCCTGTTAAGAAAGCTCTATAAGAGCTAGCCCCTGTCTTCTCAAGGATCTGATCAAACAGTTCGTTAGCTCTATAGATAGCTATACCTAGGTCATCATTCTCTGCACTTGCAGCGCAGCGAAAGCACACTAAGTCTTGGTCAATTAACGCTTCCATTAAAAGGGAATGTCGTTAGCTAAATCGTCTACACTGTTTGCTAGGTTAGCTTCACCCATTACAAACTGCTCATATTGTTTAGCTAGTGAGACTACGTCTGCACTTGACAATGGTTTACCATGCGTTGCTAGTGTAGCTACTGCATTAGATAGTGAGCTTTGTCTAACAATCATTCGTTGACGTAAGGCACGTTCTTCTTTTGTTTCGTAGTTACTACCTGTTACTCGTGTAGCAGCATTAGGTTTTGGTGCAGATGTCGAGGCTCCTCCTGCACTAGCGTTTGTAGGTGCAGGTGCCACCTCTCCATCAGCTAGTACTTTAGTCCACTGCCAGTAGCCTGCATCATCTTTCTGCATAGCTATGTTTACTGCATCACCTTTCTCCCATGTCTGGGCTGTCTTAAATACCTCTGGGTTTGAGAATGACATTAGCTTTTTACTGCTTACTCTACCCTGGTCATCTTTGTATGTAACTTCTAATGATTGGTATTCTCTACCATTACGATTAGTACTTGTTGTTGGTTGTGCTACATCAATAATATTAATTTCCATTAACTGTCTCCATGTTGCCCCATGTCGGTCCAATTTCACATTCGACTCTCATAGGTAAATTAAAGTTATGTCCAAATAATCTTTTAAAATTATCAGGTACATCGTTAAAACATTTCTCAACAATTTTAACTATACTATTATTATCCCATACTTTAGGATCAAAGTCAAGTATAATTGAATCATGTACAGTGTTAATTAGTTTAACACCTTCTTTGTTGAGTAATCTATTGCGTAAAGAAACTCTTGCTATCGACATTAAGTCAGCACCTAAGCCTTGTACTGGATAGTTAAGTATCTTAGTACGTGGGTGTTTAACACCATAGCTCGTAACCTCAGGTTCGTAATAGTACACACGACCTGTAGGCATAGTAAGTTTTCTATCACGCTTTGCTCTGAATACTATTTCATCATGCCACTCCTTTAGTTTAGTATACTTGTTATAGAATTGATCAATGATACTTTGCCAATATGTTTCATTACCTATCTCTCTAAAGTTAGGATCATTAGCATATGAGTAGGCAGACCCACCATAGATAAGTCTGAATACGAATGTCTTGGCTATGAGCCTAGAAGGTAATCCAAACCTAGTCTGATTATCAGAGTGCATGTCAGTACCATTCCATATCTCTTCGATTGCTAGGTTGTCCTGACTTAGGTAGGCTGCACCTACCCACTCTAATTGTTTAGCATCTGCCTGTAGTAACATTATAGTTCCTCGAAGTAAACCTCACCACCTTCTACCAATGGAGGTAATGCTCTAGGTAGGATTGGATCATTGAATACAATCTCAGGTAGTGGTTCTGATTCTGGTATATCTAAAGAAGTTACTTCATCTATACTAGATATAATAATTTCTTCTGCTATAATATCTTCTATTGGTTTTTCTTTATTAGGTCCTATTAATACTGCTGCTAAACCTAAACAAAAGATTACAATAACTCCTGCGTAGATTTTCTGATCTACGTCTTTAACTGTTTCCATCTATGTCTCCTTAATATCTTGAAGTAAAGAGAGACTTAATCTCTCCATCAAAGTTTTGTAGGTTAGGTCTACTACTAGATAACCTACCTGTTCGTGCAACACATTGGTTTAGTTGTCCGTGTATCTCTCCTTTCTTCCAGTTGTTATCATCAATCAGCTTACATAAACCATGATAGTAAGTTGACTTCCGTTTCTCTAGAGTAGCTCTGGCTAAGAGTATATCTAGAATCTTTTGACCTTCAGCATTAGGTTTGAGTGAGCGTAAGGTCTTTTCGTCCGTAGAGTAAAGACCTTCTTTAGCGAGCTCAGTACCTTTTAATGGTCGTACTCGTCTGGGTAGTTCGAGTTCTTCTTCGAACCACTGTAATTTGACTTCACCTTTTCTATCGCCCGTCTTGTAATGTCCAACAGGATGCTGACGCTTGTATTTAATAGTGCCACCATATAAGAAAGCAGAAAGATGGTCCACGCTATTAGGGTTAAAGTCAGAAAAATTATGGAATTCGTACAATAGTTTATCAAGCCTAGCAATTTGTTCTTCAAGTTCGTCTCCAAGTATTTTACTCTTATCATAATCATATAGTATACCATTAAATTCCATCTCTTGCAATACTAATAGATCTTGATTGTGTAAACTAACTAATCGTTTAAGCTCAGGTCTGTTGTTAAGTTCTTGCATTTGTTTTATAAAGACCTGTTCAGTTAGCTTTACATCTTGTTTAAGATAGTCAGTAAGTATTTCTTCTGGTATGTCTGGTGTATCTATACCATTCTTCCAGTACTGTTCTGACACTACGTCCAGTTTAGATTCTAATCCGTAGTGTTCAGCAACACCATTAAGACTAGGGTATGGGTTTGATTGTCCATCAAGTATAAACTGTACTACTTGACAATCCCATATACGTTTGTTTGCAAACTTGATTCCATATCTAGCTAACCAATGCAAATCAAATTTGATATTAAACCCCACAAGAATAGTGGCAGAGTCTATCGACTCTTGAACTTTAAGGAGATTATCCTTGTAGGGCTCAACATCATACTCTATGTTATAAACATTCTGATCAATACCAATGTAACATAACTTGTTAGTTAAGTCAAATGGATTTCCTTTATTAGATGTAGTTGTTTCTACGTCTAATGTTATGTATGGTTTAGATGTCTTCATATCTCGCAATCTCTGGTTTAATTAAGACCTGTGTCTGTCCATGACGTAGGTCAGGTAATGTATCTGTATCACCAATCAATTTGTTTTTAGTAATGTTAAAGTAACGAAGCCTAGAAGTATTGTCTTGTTCTTTACCAATACCTAGGATCCAATCAGCCTCGCCCTGCTTGGCTGTTTTGGAGCCGTCAACCATATCCATGGTTAACCACAGCTTACCTTCTGCTTCACCTGAAGCTTGGGATACAGCTATCACAGGTGCATACTTTTTAGCTAACTCACGAGCCCATTGATAAATAGCTTTAAGTTCTAAGTCATTACGATCTGCTTTAAATCCTTTGATCTTATCTATCTGGTCAAAGATAATTAATGCAGGATTAGTAGCAGATAAAACTTCTTCGATCCTCTTGTAAGTGCTGCTATCTTCGGAGTCTAGTATCTTAATACGATCTCCTACTATGTCTTTATACTGTTGATTGTATGCTTCTTTTTGTTGACCAAACAGTATGTTATGTTGTGTTCCAAAGAAAGCTTGGAAGACTCTGATACCTACTTTCTTACCTTGCTCTTCGTTATTGAACCACAGTATGTCACCTTCTGTTTGTTTGATCATGTGACTAATCTCACTAGCAAGGAAGGTAGTCTTACCTGTCTCAGGTCTAGCAAATATAAAACCAAAGTCACCTTTACGTAAAGAACCTAAAGACTTGTTAAGCCATTGTGTTCTCCAACGTAGACCTTGTGTTTCTATTTGTGATTCATATAGATCTGTAAGATCCATGTTAACAAAGTTAATATCTTCTTGTTCAATGTCAGCTATATCAAAGTCTTTAAACTTTTCTACTAGCTGTTGTGTATCTGCTGTACCATCTTCTACATCGAGAGCGAGCTTGGCAAGATCCCCTGCGAGACCTCGCCTTCTATGCTCACTTAGGAGATTAACTACAGCATCTTTGTTGCTTATGTCAACATCAAAGATTCTTTGTACAAGAGCAGTTAGTTCTTTACGTTCTGACTCTTGTAATAAATAGTTACTGTTATATTGTAACTCTAATTCGTTAGCATTAATTTGTTCTTTGTCTTTGTAAGTATTATAGTATGCATCTATACTGACAAACAATTTGTAA